GGGCCTCCGCAGAGGCAGGTGGCGGAGTCGCCGATTCAGGCGCTTTCTGCGTTCGTGATGCAGGAAGTCGACGACATGAAGGCCACGACGGGTATTTTCGATGCCTCGCTGGGGCAGAACGGAAACGAAACCAGCGGACAGGCGATTGCGCGCCGCCAGCAGCAGGGCAACCTTACCACGATGCACTTCATGGATAACCTCGAAAGGTCATTTCGCCAGGGCGGCGACATTATGACCGAGGTGATCCCAAAAATCTATGACACGGCGCGCGAAGTGCAGATTCTGGGGTCGGATGAGGATCCCAGAACGGTGATGATCAACGAGGAGCATACCGACGAAGCTGGGCAAAAGCATCATTACAGGATCGCAGACGCCAAAATCAAACTGATTGTAAGTTCCGGAAAGGCTTACGGCTCGAAACGCGCTGAGGCGTTCGATACCGTCTCACAAGTCATCCAGACCAGTCCAAACTCGTTCCCGATGGTGGCCGACGTGCTGTTCAAGAACAGCGATATGGCCGGCGCGGATCAGCTGGCGGATCGTTTCCACAAGATGCTCCCGCCGCAATTGCAGAACGACGACAACAATCCGATCCCGCCACAGGCCCAGGCTGCGATTGCGCAAGCTCAGCAACAGGTGCAGGGAATGCAGGCGGAATTGTCGAAGTTCCAGATGGAGCGTCAGGCGAAAGTCCTTGAGCATCAGGGCAAGATGCAGCAGATCTCCGCGCAGTCTCAGGCCGACATGGCGCTTGAGGATAAGAAGCTGCAGACTCAAATCGCAGTCGCTGAAATCAATACCAAGGCGCAGATTCTTAGCGAGAGGGAAGCGGCATTGCGCGACCTGGAAGCGCAACTACACGACCAGGCCCATGAGATCGCAATGCAGAAGGATCAGCAGGCAGCCTCTCAAGTAGCGGCGCAACAAGCCGCACAGCAGGCGCAACAGGCTCCTCCGGACGGTGGCGGCTCGACAACGCCACCTGCGCCCCAGGCTTAAAGTTCGCGTGACCGGCGCGTATCCGGCCAAATCCTCATTGGAGATACCCAATGGCAGACGAAGCGGCTTCGTCACCCGCAGAAACGCCGGATGTATTCAACGGAGAAACGCCCACTCTTACCGAGTTCAATGCTTATCGGGAGACGGGCGAGGTACCAGAACGCTTCAAGGCCGCAAAAGCGGATTCGGCTCCCGCTGCCACGCCGGAAAAGACGGTGGAATCCGAGGCTGAAGAGGCCGAACCCGCACCGGAGTCGGAACCGGAAGAAACTCAGGAGCACCCACCCAAAGGATCAGGCGCTGAAAAGCGCATCAAGCAGCTACTCGCCGAAAAGAAGCAGGCTCTTCTTGAGAAAGAAGAACTGCAGCGCAAGTTGGAAGCGGCCGCGAAACCAGACGCCAAACCGGGCCCGTCACCCGCGCAGCCGGCCAACTATCAGGAATGGAAAGCAGCCTTCAATCCGGACAAGTGGATTGAAGAGTTCGCAAAAGCGAATCCCGGCGCCAGTTATGAGAAGGCCAACGCAGAGATGTTCAGCCATATGCAGGAAGTTCGCGACCAGTTTAGAGGTCGCGAGCAGGCTGATCAGCGGGCGTTGGCGGCTATGCAGGCGAAGATGGACGAAGCCAGGTCGAGATATGAAGACGCCGACGACCTGATTTTTCCAACGGGAGAAGCGATTCGACAGGCCCAGATGCCGCAGTTGGTAAGAGACATTTTCGAGGCATCCGACGTGCTTCCCGACCTGCTTTACGTGGTCAGCGACCCGGACGAACTAAAGAAATTCATCAGTCTGGCGCAGACCAATCCGCGAGCGGCGATTGCAAAGATTGTGGAATACGAGCGAGGCATCCACGAAGAACTCGCCAAGGGTGGAAAAGCTCCTGAACAGAAGAAAACAGCGGCCCCGAAACCTCCGTCACCAGTAGGCGGAAGCAGCTCGAGGGCTTTTGACGTGAGCGACGAAAGCCTTTCGGCGGAAGAGTGGATGCGCAAAAGAAACGCGCAGCTCAACATTCGCTGAGAGGGTGAGGGCGTTCGAGGGATCACACAGTGGCTAACACCCTTCTGTCACCGACTATCATCACGCGGGAAGCGCTGCGCATCCTGCACGCCAATCTCAACTTCATCGCGAACATCAACAAGCAATACGACGATCAGTTCGCCAACTCCGGCGCATCGCCTTCCGGCAAGATCGGCCCTTCGCTGACCATCCGCATGCCGAACCAGTATACGGTCCGGACCGGCTCCGTGTTGCAGGTGCAGGATACGGTCGAAACCAGCCAGGTCCTGACCGTTTCGACGCAGAAGGGCGTCGACACTCTGTTCAGTTCGCAGGATCTGACCCTCACGATCGACGAATTCAGCAAGCGCTACCTGCAGCCGGCGATGTCGGTTCTGGCGACGAACATCGAATCGGACGCCCTCAGCATGATCAAGGACGTCTATAACGCAGTCGATGACAACGCCAACCCCATCACTTACAAAGACGTGATGCTGGCGCGCAAGAGCCTCAATCTGTACCTTGCGCCGCCGACGGAACGTTGCGCAATCATGACGTCGACCCATGTTGCATCGTTCTCCGACGCCATCAAGGGCTTGTTTAACCCACAGGAGTCTGTCGCGCGTCCGTACCTAACCGGCAAGATCGGCAAGGTGATGGGATTCGACACCTACGAAAATACGGTGCTGAATTCCTTCCAGACCGGCACGGCAGCGGCAACCACGGGCTATACGACCAACAGCGCCACTGCCCAGACTGGATCGAGCATCATCGTCCAAACCGGAACCACGACATTTCTCAAGGGCGATATCATCACCATCGCCGGCGTGAATGCGGTCGATCCGGAAACCAAGGCGAACCGCGGATTCCTGCAGCAATTCGTTATCACCGCAGATTCCGGGGCAAGCGCGACGACCCTGGCGATCTCACCGGCCATCGTGGCCACAGGAGCAGCGCAGAACGTCACCAACGGCGCCGCGAACACCCAGGCGATCGTAAAGGTGGGCGGCGGCGCATCGGCGCTCTATTCGCAGTCGCTGTTCTTCCATCCTGAAGCCTTTACCTTCGTCACCGCCGATCTGATCGATGTCTCGAAGTTCGGCGCGTGGGGAGCTCGGCAGGTCATGGATGGCATCTCGATGCGTATCGCACGTCAGTACGACATCGTGAATGACAACATTCCGTGCCGCATCGATGTGCTCTACGGCTACAAGACTCTTCGCCCGCAGCTCGCCGTCCGTCTCATCGCTCAGTAACCCTGAGGGGGCTTTCGGGCCCCCTCCTTCATTTTCGACAAAGGAGATTCTTCAATGGCAATTGGAAAGCAACTCAGCGATGACAACTCCAGCGGAACCTGCCTCGGGCAGAACGCGACGGACCTCATCTCGTTCTACGGCGCAACGCCCATCGCGCAGCAGACTCTGGCTGCGAATGGGACCGATGCAGCCTCGACACAGGCGCTGGCCAACGACCTCAAGGCGAAGCTAAAAGCCCTCGGTCTGACGGCCTAAGGGAAGGGGCGGTTCGCCGCCCCATAACCTCATGAAAGTATGCTTCGCAATCCCGACCATCACCGGTGACGTCCGCTGCGAGATGGCGAAAAATCTGATTGAAGCGGTACTCGCCTGCCATGCCGTCGGCATCGAGACAGATCTTTTGATTCTGGCCAATTGCCCGGTTTTGCCGGTGGCGCGCAACACGCTGGTTGCAATGTTCATGGCGGACCCGGAGGCTACGGACCTGTTTTTCCTCGATTACGATGTGGGGTTCGACCCAATCGCGGCGGTGAAGCTGCTGCAGCGGCCAGAAGAAATCATCGCTGGCGCCTACCGCGTGAAGGTCGATGACAGGACGGAATTCTCAGCTGTGCCGCGCTACCGAGACGGGCGCGTTGTTGGGAAGACGGTCAGCACGGATCCGCCGCTGGCTATCGTCGAAGCGGAGTTTTTAGCTACGGGCTTTATGCGGATCAAGCGGGCAGTATTTGAGCGCATGGCAAAGGCTTATCCTCGGTTGCGATATCAGGAAAGCGTCATCAAAACGATGAACCGCAAGATCGAAGAGGCTTACGACTTCTTCGGCATGGGGATCGATGAGACGCGAGGCCGTTACACGACCGAGGATTACATGTTCTGCAAGCGCTGGCGCGACATCGGCGGCCAACTCTGGATCTATCCCGATGTCGACTTTGACCATATCGGGCGAAAAGCCTATTCCGGCAACTTCCACCAGTTTCTGATGGCGCAATGACCAGCGAAGAAATCAAAGGAAAACTCCCGACAGATCTCAGCGCCAATGGGTGGCTGAGAGAGATTGCATTGCAGATCGCGATTTTGAATGAGAAGAAGGGACCAGGGAGGCCTCCGAAGAAATAATGCCGATTCCTCCTCCGCCAACATCGGCAGCATTGACTGTCGGAACCCTCGATCTCATTGCCAGTGCTCTGCGGCTGATTAACGTCGTGGCTGCTGGAGAGCCCATGCCGATCGCGACAGCAAGCGATTCCCTGATGGTGCTCGATCAGATGATTGACGCATGGAATGCTGATCGACTGGCAATTTTCACCACCAGCTCTATCGACTTTCCCTATGTGCTGGGTCAGCAATCCTATACCTGCGGGCCCTCAGGTGATTTCGACATGCCGCGGCCAGCTCGGATCGATGGCATGAGTTCGATTCTCCTGAATGATCCATCGAACCCCGTTGAAGTCCCGCTCACTCTCTATTCCGTATCAGACTGGCAGTCGCTGGTCCCGGTGAAGGTTGTTTCGGGAACATTTCCTTTGATCTGCTACGACGATGGCGGCTTTCCGCTGCGAACGCTGAATTTCTGGCCCATTCCTACGCAACAGCCGAACAGCGTGCGCATCTACGGCTGGCAGGCGCTGCAGGGTGCGTCGAATCTTCAGGCCACGTTGGCATTCCCCCCGGGATATCTGGAGGCTTTTCGTTATAACCTCGCCGTCCGACTCGCAGCGGAGTTTGTAGCTCAGATGCCGCCAATTGTCGCGCAAATAGCTGTAGAGTCGCTGGGCCGGCTTCGTTCGATGAACGCTCCTCAACTCAGCCTTCGATCTGACCTTGTGCCAGATCCGGACGGCTATAACTATCGCGCTGACCTGTTCGGGATCGGGTTCTAATGCGCTTTGGGTTCGTGGGAGCCTCCTATACGGCTCGATCTGCTGCAGCCGCAGACGAGGAATGTATCAATCTCTATGCGGAGTCGCTGGAATCGCAAGGCGCCATTTCACCGGGAAAGGCCTACGGTGGATCGACAGCGCAGGGACGGGTTAATTATTTTGGCACTCCCGGGCTGCTCCTGTTCGCGTCGATTCCAACGCCGACGCGGGGTTCGGTCCAGATCAACGGGCGCGTCTTCTTCGTGGGCGGGACCTCGTTTGTCGAAGTCTTCGCCGATGGAACCCAGGCTGCCCGCGGTTCAGTTGTAAACGATGGCAAGGCTGTTTCGATGGCGGCCAGCAACATCCAGATCCTGATCGTTGCGGCTGGACACGCCTACTGCTTCACCCTGGCGACGAATACGCTGGTCGACGTCACGGCCGCAGTGACCGCCAACATCGGCAATCCGGTTCAGATCCAATATTCCCATACGGTCTTCATCGCGTCCGACGCGGCGAACAAGTTCTGTTGCTCCAACTTTCTCGACGGCGTTACCTGGCCCGGTTTGACGACCAGCGCTTTGGGTGATATCGCGGACAACATTGTTTCGACGATGGTAGTGCATGGGGAGTTGTGGATTTGGGGCAATCGCCATGCCTTGGTGTATCAGGACACCGGATCGGATGAGATTTTCGACGTTATCGAAGGAACGCAACTGGAAATCGGATCCGCTGCGACGTTTGGGCCGGCTTTGGTCGACAATGTTCCTTTTTGGGTGAGCGAAGACGACCGCGGCGGCCGCATGGCATGGCGAGCAAACGGCTACACTCCGCAGAGAATTTCAACGCACGCGGTCGAAGTCGATCTCAGTTCTTATGCGGACATTTCCGGACTCGTCTCCTATTCCTATCAGGATGGAGGGCATCTGTTTTGGGTGCTCTTTATTCCCGGATCGAAGTGGAGTTGGGTATTCGATGTCAGCGAAAACCTCTGGCACAAGCGCGCAGCGTGGGCAAACGGTAACTGGCAGGCGCATTGGAGCTGGAATCACGTCTACGCCTTCGGAAAACACCTGGTCGGAGACTGGAAGACCGGGAATATTTATCAGTTCGACGCTGGAACCCGGACCGATAACGGCAATGTCCTTAAGCCCTTGCGCCGTGCGCCTACCATCATCGACGAGATGAACTGGGTACCACACCGGTCTCTGACCATCGACATCCAGACCGGTTTAGGGCCGCAACCACCATTGGTCGACGGCAACGAGAACCCCCGAGCGCCGCAATGCATGCTGCGCTGGAGCGATGATCGAGGCTCAACGTGGAGCAATGAGCATGTGGCCGATATGGGAATGGCGGGAGAGTATCAGACCCGCGTCATCTTCCGAAGGCTGGGGAGGTCCCGATACCGCATTTATGAGTGGTCGATGACCGACCCAGTACCAGTCTGCATCGTCGATGCCTACCTGGACGCCGAATGAGCAGCAATCAGACCGTTCTCTCAGCCACACTTCCGAACACGCCCCTTGTCGACCCGAAAACAGGCATGTTGGATCATGCCTGGCAGGTCTGGTTCCGCGGCCTGCGGGTCGCTGCCAACGGGTTCAACGTTCAGGGCACGATTGTGGCGCCGATCTCACCCACAGCTCCCATTGCAGTGCGGGGAGTCCCGCTTGGAACACTGTTGCAGCATCTGACCGACGCTGGCCTGCTGGATACGACGGACAGCATCCTGGTGGATGGCACAGGAAGGCCTCTGACGGGCGGCAAAGCCGCCTATTTGGCGCTGGTGACTTCCGGGCCCACCACGGGGCAGGTTCTGGCGTGGAACGGGACGGCATGGGTTCCAACTTCGTTGGCGGCTGGCGGAGTGACGCAAATTGTGGCCGGCGCCAACATCACCATCACGCCAGTAGGTGGCACCGGGGTTGTGACGGTGAACGCAACTGGAGGTTCAGGACTTCCGGTCGCTAACCCGCTCTTTACCGGCGTCATGACCGGGCCTCATTACGAGGGCAATGGGGCCACCCCGGGGATCGCACTGGGCGGTTCGGCCGGCGTCGGAGCCGCCGTCGGGATCGCTGGCACTGATACCTGCGGAGACATCACGTTTACCCCGGGAACAGGTTCTGGAACCGGATCGGCGCTCTTCACCGTCACCCTGACAGCCGCTTTTTCAAAGGTACCGCGCCCGCTCATGTTTCCGGCCAATCAGGCGGCCGCAGCAATCGCGGCAAACATCTACGGGGCAGCTGTCACGGACTTTCAGCATTGGGCAATGTTTTCAAACGTCGGAGGCCTGATCGTAGCCCCATGCGACTGGACCTATCAGGTGATGGCGTGATCCGACAGATCAAAACGCGGGAAGTCTTTGCTTCTCCAGAAGCCAACGACCTCATCTGGGAATACGCGAACGAATGCTCGATTCCCGGAATCGCCAAAATCAATCCGCAGGCTGCGATGTATGACGCCATGGAAGCAACGGGCATGCTGGTCTGCCTGGGAGCGTTCGATGGAGAAGCACTGGTCGGGTTTGCGACTCTGATGATTGCGGTGCTGCCCCACTATGGCGTGAGGGCGGCCACATTGGAGAGCCTGTTTGTTGCCGGTCGCAGCAGGAAGAAAGGCTTCGGAGCGCTGTTGATTGCGGCAGTCGAGGAATATGCAATCAGCAAGGACTGCGAGGCGATACTCTACAGCGCTCCTGCTGGTGGTCAGTTAGAGCAGGTATTATCTGCTCGTAAGTCCTGCATTAAAACCAACACCATATTCTGCAATCCTCTATAACATGGCGATATCTCCTGTAATTCGCGAGTTACTGCCGACGAGTCCTGAAGCGCTCGACAGGATATACAAAGAGCAGGATCGTTTATTGCCGTCGATGGATGTGCCGGTACAGACGGATCATGTTCTCCACGGCGGCATGTATTCGCGCACGGTGACATTGGCACCCGGAGTCGAACTGGTTGGCGCGCTGATTAGAAAGGCCACGCTGGTTATCACGGTTGGAGAGGCCAATGTCCTGGTAAATGATGACTGGAAAAAGATTCAGGGATACAACGTCTTTCCAGCAAGCGCAGGCAGAAAGCAGATTTTCATCGCTAAATCGGCATTGATTATCACGATGATTTTCCCCACTGCGGCTAAGTCGGTGGAAGAGGCGGAAGACGAATTCACGGTCGAATCTGAGTTACTGCTGTCGCGGCGGCAGGACTCTAACAGCGTCAAGATCACTGGAGAATAACTATGAGCGGCGGAATTACGACCGGATTGATTATCGGCGGGCTGGCGGGAGTCGGCGGGAGTGTGGCCAGCGCTGCGATCGGATCGAATGCCGCAGGCAACGCAGCCACTACACAAGCGAATGCGGCGGATCAGGCTGCGCAACTCCAGTATCAGGCTTCGCAGAACGCTCTACAGTTTCAGGAACAGCAATACAACACTGGCCAGCAGGAACTCCAGCCATGGCTGCAGTCCGGGACTGGCGCGCTGTCGAACCTCGATTACCTGCTGGGCATCAGCCCGCAAACCTCGCAGCAGTTCGGTGGGCAGTCGGGTTTGGTATCGGGGCCACAGGGAACCTACGGCGGCAATCCAACATCGGGAGGCGGATTCACGCCGCCGCCGGCTGGTGGATCGCTGGGCGGTTCTCCGGTTGGTGCGCCGCGGCCGATGCCAATGGCTGTTGGTGGTAGCGGGCAGCCCTCAGGTGCACTGTCGGGACCGCAGGGAACGTTCACCAGCAACCCTGGACAGTCCGGAGTCGCCACGGCGCCGGGAGTCGGCGGCCAGTCTGGACTCGTGAGCGGGCAGCAGGGCACGTTTACCAGCGGTCCAGTAATGGGCCCAACGGCGACTCTTGGAGGCTCGTCGGGATCGCCAGTTCAGAACCCACAGGCGAATCCCACCTCGGGACTCGCTACGGCGCCGGGTTATGGCGGACAAGCATACTCTGGCGGCGCGCAGCAGGGCCAGCTAGGCGGAGCCTCCAGTGCCGCGGGTGGGTTTGGCTCGCTCATGACGCCGTATTCCGGGACGTTCTCCGCTCCCACTGACATCACGGAGCAGAACGACCCTGGTTATCAGGCGCGACTGAATCTCGGGACGCAGGCCCTCCAGCAGTCGGCGGCCGCGCGCGGTTCTGTGCTCACGGGAGGGACGGCGAAGGCGCTTGATACCTATGCGCAGGATTACGCCTCGAACGAGTACAACAACGTTTACAACCGTGCGCTGAACACGTTTGGAACGAATTACAACGTCTACAACGAGAATCAGGCCAATCAGTTCAACCGGCTGGCCGCTATCTCCGGCATCGGGCAGACGACAGCACAGCAACTCGGGCAACTGGGCCAGAATGCATCGAGCCAGGTCAGCAGCAATCTGCTCAACACGGCGCAGGCGATGGGGCAGGATTATCAGAACGCCGGCGCGGCGAACGCCTCCGGCTATGTAGGTTCCGCAAATGCCTGGTCGAACGGTCTGGGCGGTGCAACCAGCAGCCTTTCGAATCTCTCCCTTCTGTCGCAATTGCAGGGTATGGGCAGTATTGCTGGTCCGAACGAACAACCGCAGGGAGCTTACGACCCTTACGGATCAGGACAATGGAGCTAGAAAATGGGTAACATTCCCCTCCCGGCGCTTTCAATCCGTCCTCCTGAGCAGCAGCCGAATCCGCTGGATCAGCTCGCACGCCTTCAGCAGATAAAACAGGCGCAGCAGTCGCAACAACTGAATCAGCAACTGGCACCGCTCAAGATTCAGGCAGCCCAAAACGAAGCACAATCGGGCGGATTGCAGCTCCAACAGCAGCAACAGGAGATCAAAGACCAGCAGGCCATCGCGAATTGGTTCAAAAACATCGACCCCTCAAAGGATCCCAGCGCAATCACCGACCCCGTGACGGTGGGGAGAGAACTGGCGAAACAGGGCGCCTCGGGCGCCGCGATCATGAAGGTGCAGCAGGGCATTTTGCAGCAGCATCAGACCCTCGCCACACTGACCAAGGATCAACTCGCAAATAAACAGACCATTGCAGACAATCTGGCTAACGGCTTGAACGGAGTCCTCGGCGAGACTGACCCGGCGAAACGCGCGCAGGCTCTGACGCCTCTGATCCAGACAGCCGCGCAGAACGGCCTTCTTCCTCCGCCGGCCGCGCAGCAGCTTTTGGCTAATCCGGGAGCGATCACCGACGATCAGTTGAAGCAATTTCAGAAGGGTTTGGGCGTCAGCGCAGCCTTCACACAGGCCGCGGCGCGCCAGACTACGGCCTCGACGGAGCAGCAGAAGCTGCAGGCGCAGATGAACCCGCAAAGCTCGCTTTACGCTCCCTCAGCGGCTTCAGTCGCCCTCGGGACCGCTCCAGGCGCTGCGCAGATCCAGCAGGGCGAGGCCCAGCAGGCCGCCCTGAAGGCTGGAGCGGAGGAAAAGGCCAAGATGCCCGGGGAGATGGCGCTGGCCGCTCAGAAGCAGGCTCTGTCGCAAGGCGATCCCAACGCTGCCGGGCAATTGCTCGTGAATGGAGATGCCACGCTTGCGGAACTCAAATCCCGTGGCGCGACACCCGACTTCATCGCCAGGACACTCTATGCTGCT